ACGGAGGTACTCTCTAACCAACCCCCCCCGGAGTAACGGGCTTAACCCGCACAACTTCGCGTGAAGAGTATTGATACCTACCACTGTAAGGTCATGAGACCCTCTCAAAATTCTCTACGTCCTCTCTCCCCTAATTACCTCTGTTACGGTGACGGGATTAAGGCGCTATGCGCTTACGTCCAATAACCTGCAGAGGCTTTCGGGAAGAGCTCGTAGGGAACCCTGGTTTGGCCTCTCCTAAGACTCCGTCTAGGGGGATACCCTAAACTATCTGAGGAGGTTTTCAGACCATACAGCGGGACAGTAACAATACAAATCATGCGTTGTTGCATGAGTTATGCTCGCCTCCTAGGGATGTTTCTCGGAATGCCGAGCCAGCAATGGCCAGCCCCCGAGTGACATTTTGGTTAGAGGAGGTCACCATTTAAGGTTGAACCGTTAGGATTAACCAATCTTTTGGTCTTCCGAAGCGCTGCAACCGTTGGCAGTCCTCGACTGCTAGCATAGATGGTCTTCTTCAGTGCGACCCAACGCTCAACCCAAATAAATTCGGTCCATCCTGGGGATCTACCAAGTACCCCCAGGAGGGAGTCGATATTAAAGGGAAGCGGCAAGTCCTATTCCTAATCACCCCAAAGGATCGGATGGTCACCATGACCAACCTATCGCTAAGATTTCTTCCCAAGACCATTCACGTCAGTGATGTGATCGGTATTGAGAGAAAACTTCACGAACTTCCTTTTCTTACTACGATTACCGGGGGTTGGTACTACATGGTGATTCATGATCAGTTCGACAAGGGCCTTTAGGCTTATGTCGCTGACCGATAAATTCCTTATAGTCTCAATACCTCGGCACATCGCAGTGAGATGGTTAAGAATAGTAGCACGAGAAGAAGCTTGGATCTTTGCCTTCCTTGTAGACAGGGCCGCAAAAGGATCGAGAAACAGACGTACATCCAAGTGTAACCACTGGGATATATCGTCCGAATCACGAACCCGATGCGCCTTATCGAACTCCAGCTGTAATTCTGCGATGTTTCGTCGCAGAACTGCAAATGGAGGCAAGGATAGCAGTACCGACTGGGCATCCAACCCTTCAGGCATCAGATGCAAGTACTTAGTTCCTTCCAACTGGAAGCGAGTAAGCACGTGCATGTGACGCTTGATAGCTTCTTCTAGCACTCTGGCCTTGCATTCATTTAGAAGTACACCGATTCGTTCGGTGGCCCTTCTCCATGAGAAGCAACCCAGAGAGCCACTTAGTATCATCTTGGCGAGGATCTCGCTTTTGACGTTACGTAAGTGTCTACTATCTTCTCGCGAAGGTAGTAAATAGAACTTCCAGGCCTTGTCTGCTAGGCGTTCGTACGCCGCACAGCCAAGGAGTTGGAAGAATGAAGCTAACAAGCCCCGGGAAACCATAGTGTGTGATCGAGGTAACCACCGTCCCTCCAACTCTCTGAACCAGGTTGCTACCAAGTAGTACGAAACTCTTTTCACTGCCTTAGAAGGTAACACCTTCTCTGGGTCAGGGAGAGAGCTCCGTCCTACGAACGTAATGGCCTCGAACAGTGAGCCGAAAGGGGCGGCGGATACTTCCGTTCCTCGGGATATCCATCTCTTAGCAAATTCGTATGTGTCCTCAGACACGTGTGTTTTTTGCTCTGAGACTTCAACCCCTATCGAAGCGAGAATAGCACGGTACTCCTTGGCAACGTCATGGTTAGTGATAACGATGTCGTCTCCAAGTAGTGCATAGTTACTCCAGCGCGGGCTTAGGCCCGCTCTGGTAGCAGCTAAACGTACTATCGCATGGTGTGTGACTGAGAATAGTGTCCAAGAACTATAGGCACCCATTGGTTGTCCAACTGCGTATCGCAAAGCGACGTGCGGTCGGAGCCAACAGGCCCAGTAGTCTCGGTCTATTACCAGTCGACGCCATGCCTCTACATACTCTTTATTCCCAACCAAAGCTTCCAAAACGGATACCTGTAGTGATACAGGCATACGATCGGTCGCAGAGGAAAGGTCCATTGAGTAGTAGGGCCCTCGTCTCGGTAGAGAGGAACGAAAGCTACCTTGGTTAAAGGTACAGTCACCTTTCAGGCCTTTCAAGAGGCGCATCAGCGCGTCATGCAAGGGCTTAAGGGCGGTCTGTGTCCAATAATCAAGAATAGCAACAATTCTACACTTAGCTTCCTTGTCCTTGACTAAGGTCAAACGAGCAAGACGCCCTTTGGGCATCAGCTTGAATGAACTCAGCCAAGCAAGGGGGCTAATGAGTCGGATGGTTCCAATCAGCCGGACTAACCCCTCTCCGCCAATGGTGAACAGGTCACTAATCTGTTCGTCACTGAGGAGGGAGGCGTCCTCGATTGAGCCTATCAACGCTTGTGCGTTCGGTCCGGATTTGGTGGTAGTATGACAAGCTTCCCACTGCGGGAGCTCGATCTTCCAACCTAACTTCTTAACGATGCCTGCCAGTTCGACTCCTAAATTGGGGTCGACTGTTACTGAGCAGGGATCTGTTATAGAAGAAAGGTCAGGAGATTTCCAACCAGGTAGTAATCGTGACACGCCCAACAGGGTGAGCGCGAGACGTACCTTGGAAGGATTCATACCTACAAACAGGTCAGCAACGGGGACGTCCTTCGGAAGTCCATCGCTGTTCACCTGTACACCATTTCCCGGAGAATCCTTGAGGGGCTGCCCCGAAAGGTAACGCGTGCACGCCAGCCGGATCGCCTTGATCCAAGCTATTGTGTCCACGGTACCTCTTTGGGCTGACCTCTTAAGGACTAACCGTACCCAAGTGTTGGTAAATCCGTCATCAAGCTGAACCTTAAGGTAGACCTTGTTCAGGAAGTTCACAAACATCCCGAATAGGTGTAACTTAATATTAAGCATGATTAGAATTGTTTTGTTCCGGTTTGAAGGGTTCATCTCCGAAGAACGAATCACCCAAGGATGGGGCACCTAGGACCGAGCCGCCAATGGCCTTACGAACCATTATCGGCGGGTCCGTATGTACAACGCTAGAAGGACACCTCCCAGGTGTTCACCGATGCAGCGTGCAACGGATCACTGCCTAGTTGACGATTCCTTGGTGAAATCATACACTACGGAGTTACAGCCGCTTCG